AACAACCTTCGAGGTAGAAGGAAATAACGCCCCTCCCCCACCTCCTCCAAAAGCTACCCAAGCAGATCCGTTCCATTGCCTAGTAGTATTATCAGAGGTACGGTAGTAAATCTGCCCCTGTCCCGGCATTGGGAGAACTTCACCATCGTTATAAGCATATTGCATGCCGGTAGGGTTTAACTGAGGAGCGGTAACGGTATTCTCTACTAACGTAGTGATATTCAACGTCGGTCCGGGAGTTGAGGTCTTGACCGAGGTATCGCATACTACGGAAGCTAACGGACAAAAGGTAAACGTTCTCCCGGAGTTGGCCGGGCTGATCTGGGTGCTATCAGGAACCACTAAACTAAAGTTTCCCGCTCCATCAGCTACCACTGTTATCGGAGGGAACGTTCTCATCTGCTGACCGTTCCACGTATAATTCCCGCTAAAATTAGGCGTCGGAGCGAACGAGGCAGTTACCGAAGCTCCAGCCCAAGGGGTCCCTTGAGAATCAGTAATAGTACCGGTAACCGTTGCATTCTGACCCCACACCCACCCGTTTAGGAAACCGAGAGTTAGTAGCAACCACAACCATCTCTTTTTCATCTATCGCCTCCTACTCGAAGAATATCAACACGACCCCCGCGGTGAGAGTTGGGACGATGATACCATCCACCCAACCAACGTTACCGGTACGTACTGCACCGTCTCCCCCGGCTGATGCTCCGACTAGTTCTGCGATGATACGGCCGTTGCCGTTTGTTACGATAGCGCTGTCTGTATCCGAGGCGAACCCGACAAACTCTATGTGACGGATTTTAAACGCACCCTTCACGATAGGGTTGGGGCCCGGTGTGTCGATATTCATCGGGTTCTGTGCTAGATGGTTCGCCATACCGAGCCTCCTTTTAGTTATAGTTGAATGCTACGTGAGCGCCGATACCGTATACGGCTAGAACACCTGTATTGGCCAGGGTGGGAGCAAACTCAATCTCGGTTTCTGTGAGATCGAGATTCGCATACACCTGAGCCCCTACGGGCACTGGAACCGTAAACACCTGAGGTTGGGTCCCCGCTGTTAACGGAGCGATTGCGGTGGCGGCTAGGATATCCGCCTGCACAGGAGCCGTAGCAGCTGTAGCAGAGAATACCGTAGTTCCGATCCTTAGCGTAGCCGAGGTTAGCGCCGCCACCGTGACCTGTGCGATCACGAAGACGTCGATAATTCCGATACCTTTAGGGGTGAACGGAGCTTTGGATTGGGAGATTCCGGGACCTCCAAAACCTCCGTTATAAAACGGTTGTCCTGTTCTCACGATCTGGTCCAAGGTGACCCGCATAAAATACGGATCTGCTCCAGTAGCTGTTGCTACCAAAGCCCAGAGACCTTTACCCACACGGGTGAGAACAGGGGCAGGTGCTCCCGAAACCTGGATCCCTCCCGCCTTGATGATCAATCCATCGAGGTTAGGGATATCCTGCTGGTATCGGCTTGGACCGATACCAGTATCAGGATTAGGGGGTTGGGGAGAGAATAATGTACTAACAGGTGACGACATGATTCCTCCCTTTATTGACCAGGCGATCCAGCGATTCCATGCCAGTAGGTGACGCCCTGGGTTTGACGGAAGTAGCACGAGAAGTTCGCGCCTTTCGTGTTGTTATCATCCCACCGATCGAATTCGGGCTGGGTTCTCCAGAAGAACTTCAGTGTGTGAGAGCTCTTCATACCAAGCATCCACCACGCGAGTGTTGAGGAGAAGTAGTGGTTGATTTTAGGAACCACACGACCCTGAACCGCGTTGATCTGGTTAGCGCCGGTATACGGGGCGTAGCTCGAGTGCAGAACTTCCTGCATTTTGAACTGGATGTTTGGATGACCCCAGACCTCAACCGGCATCTGGCGTTTCAACAAACCACGCTCGTTCACGGTGTTTTCGAAGATGAGGATGAGTTCCTCAATTCCGGAAACCGAGAACGCTACGTTGGTCGCGGAGATGTTCGAATACGAACCTCCCCCAAGCAACGGATGAGCGGCGTTGATCAGGGACACGCCGTCGATAGTATTCGTCGGTGTTGGGGATGTGGCGAAGGAATTATTCAAAACCCCAGCGGAGTTAACCTCGATCGTTTGACGGATCGAGCCCGCGAAGTCCTGAGATACCTTCCTCATAATACCGTACTGATCGTCGTCCCACATTTCGCGGGTGACCTGAAACGCTAGACCAAACGAGGCGACCGTATAACGATACGAACCGCCTTGCATCGGTTGATCTAGGTATAACTGTTGACCTTCCGGCTTGGGTGGAACTGCTCCCAACCCTGCCACTAGTTGATCTTCTTCATACGCCCTTGTGGTCGGGTGTACGTTGAAAATCTGTGAATACTCCTCGGGGTGCTCGCTGAGGTCTTCATAGATGACACTCATGAGACCCGGCGCGAGGAGTTGAGCAAATGCACCACGTGTTGCTGGCATGTTCTACTCCTTAGTAGATCTGTTGAGCGGCGGCTAGTACCACGAAGCCTTCGCGTCCGTTGAGGGTTCCGATAGGATCCAGGGAGCTGTTTAGGACAGGAGCAGGGTTTATTCCCGCGACGTCCGTAATCTGGACACACGCACCGGCGGCAAGGGTTGTGATACCCTTATCAATATACCACTCGAGAGTAGTTGCGTCTTTAGTCAACCCAAAGATCGCTCCCATATCGGTAGCTAATACCACTGACGTTGCAGCGGTAACAGAGTTACCAAGACGTCCGACGAAGACGTTTTCTGGGAGAGCTTGGAGGAATCCTACAGTCCCATCGTTAGGAGGGGCACCTACAGGGATCAAAACCGCCCCGGGTTGGTTTTGTACCGACCCGTAGGTGAGTGTTTGAGCGATCCCGGTAGTAGCTAGGTTAGACGCGGGTTCAGTTGAGAACCCCGCGATGACGGCCGTAGCGACGGAGGTGATCGCAGGGCAAGCCTGGACCGATCCCGTCGTCAGGTCGATTTGGACCGGGGTACCGATTAAGAACGTTTGGCCAGCCTTTTCGATGATACGCCGAATAGGTGCCTGCGCTCCTACTGTACCCACAACCCGTAGGGATACGATTGGTGTTGCTATTCCAGCTGATGCAGCCATGGTATCTCCTTACTTGATATGGTCAAACACAGGTACCGCGAGTTTCTCGGCTTCCGTACGGAAGTCGCGTTGAGCACCGGAAGCCAACTCTTCGTGACGTTCGGCGTTTAGTAGAGCTAGGAATTCGTAGGTTTCCAACGGGCATTGGGTGAGGATGACGTCTCCTACCACGTAGGTTCCGTCGAGGCGAAGACCGTTAGCTTGGATCTTCGCCTTGGCTTCCCCTTTGAGAACTAGTTCTGCTTGGGGTTCTTTGACGAGACTATAACCCCAAGATTCAAACAACGCCATCTCGGAGTTGTCCCCTTTATCCGCCCAGAAGTAATGGATTCCAGGGAGGCCTACAACCGCAAGCCGGCTCTTCCCCATTTTCATCCGGAGCGCTGCGAAGCGTGCCCGTTTACCCGCCTCGTCCAACTGTTCTAGAGGGATAGCCGATTGTACCTTCGCTTTATCCTGTGACGCGAGTAGTTCTGCAACTGTTTTGTCTGCCATTAGACTTTCCCTCTCCGGTTATCCGTCGTGAATGGTTGGTAGCCTTTGGTGAGTTTATCGTCGGCGTCGACGTACATCGCAGGGGTGATACCACAACCCTCGATGACGGATAGTTCGTCTGAGGTGAACGTACGCTCTTTCGGCGGAGCGGTGATTGGAGGGGAGGGCGGCTCGAGTCCAAGGGCGGTGTTACGGGCTTCGGTTACCAGGGTATCGGTCATCCTTCCGCGGACGTTATAGTAGGTCTCAGCCCAGATATCGGCTTGGATCTGTAACCCAGGTTCAAGTTTCTCGACGATCTTTTTGATCTCTGGGAGGAGACGGGACCAGTCGGGTTTACCGATCGACGCCTGCTGTTGGGCGACGTAGATCAAGCCGGCTTGGGCGGATGCGGTGAGGTTGTTTAGTTGATCCTGGGTGACGAACTTAGGGTCAGTGGGAGGGGTATTTGGAGGAGGGGTGTTAGTCGGAGGAGGATTATTATTCGCTCCTGCACGAGCCTCATTCACCATGTTCCGGGCGTTCTCCAAGATCGTACTCTCGCGGTCTGCGTAGTACGTAGCTATCTCCGCAGGTGTTTTTCCAACCAATTCCGGAGGTAGACTTCCAGCATTGACCGCGTCAGTAGCATCCACTGCAGGGAATTTCATGAACCTATATTTCCTAAACTTTACGTTTAGCAGCATCGTCTTTCTCCTTTTGTTCTGCGGCTTTTACCTGCTGTTGAATCTCTTCTGGTATATGTGCTAGGTACTCTAACGTTTCAAGGGCTCCTGCAACCTCTCCGATTTTCCTCTCACTGAGGGCGTCCCTCAGTAGGGAACGAACCCGAACCGCCTGAACCGTTCGCAGCACTAGCTCCAGATATAGCTTGTAGGCGGGCATCTGGAACCATTGATCCATCGTTACTAACTGGCTGAGGTTGGGGGGCTCCGGAGGATTGTTCAGGGCTTGATACACCGAGAAGTTTCTGCAGATCGGGCACGATGTTTTTCCGATCACTGATTCCGAACGCTGTGAGGACTCGTTCGAAGAGATCCTGAGCTCCTCCGAATACCGCGATTGCAACTGATCGAGCGGGAGACCCTTCAGGCATTCCGGCAATAGCTTGAGCCAGACCCATGACCTGTTGATAATAAGAAGCGGCGGTGTTAGACATGAGTAGGAGAGCTTGTCGATCAGTTTCTTTATTCGCCCCTGCGTCGGAACTACTGAAGTCGAATAAGAGGTTGCGGTACTCTGGACTTCCGGGTCCGAAGTCGAAGGCTTCCCCGACATATGTTCCATTCTCCCCCCAGTTCTTTAACTCATCACGATCACCGAAGTCTCGGTATGCTACGAACATCATTTTACCTAGCATTTTCATAGGCCGGCGGAGGCGTTTGATATAGATGTCGAGGCGTTGATTGCCCTCAGAGAGTAGCGCCAAGGTCCCGCCGGTGTTATACGTACCCTTTTTACCCATCGACCCGGTACCCATTCCTTGCATGGGTTGGCTGACACCGGTATAACGTTCAGAGAGTTGGAGGATCATATTCTCCTCCTCGATCATCGCGTTATAGTTACCACCGATGGCTAGGACAGCGATATCTTCGATATTATCCACTTCCCATGTTTTCCCAGGGTACCATTGTTGAGACGGGGACCAGTTATTCAACGCGTAGCGTTTCTTCTTGAACGTAGGCACGTTAGCGATAGTGTTAGCATCCCGTCGTCCGTTATGTATCTGTGCCTGCTCTTCCTGAGCTTGTTCGAGGATCTCAGGTATACCGATACCGTAGTAGGAGTCTTTACGGGGAATGATACGGAAGTCGACATACATACCGAGTTTCGGGTCGGAGACGTAGGAGTGGTAAAGTCTCAATAACCCTTTAGGGCTCTCGTCGAACGGGTTAAATACCGCTACGAGACGCATGTTTTTACCGGGTTCTAACTGGTATTTGAACGTTGCCTCGACGGCGGTGAAGGGTCTTGAAACATCTGGGGTAAGTGCTATCCCTGCACGTGCAGCGTTATCTGACTCTTGTGCATTGACCTTCGGTCCCTGGGTTTTTAACAACTCCGCTGCTTCTCGATCCCACATACCTTTGGCCACGCGGTAGTCGATCTCTTCTTTGGTTAACCTAATACGGGAGAAACACGCGAGGGTTTTTTCAATACACGGAGCGGTTAGGGGATAGGGGAAGAAGTCATAAAACGGCACAGCGTCGAGTTCGAGGCCTTTGTAGTTGATAGCTTTTGCTTGAGTATCGGATACGAACCACTCTTCTTCTTCTTGCCAACGAACTTTTAACGTCTCGGTCCCACACTTTACCGTTTCGAGAGCTATAGTATCGAGGTGTTCGAAGAGGTTGATATCATAGTTCGACTTCATCTCCATATACTCAGCTAACGCTGACATCTTCTTACTTTTCCACTCGGAGTTGAAAGTCGACGGTCTCCAGAAGGGTCTCGTGCCTAACTGAATACCCAGGATGCGTGCACTAAGGATATCGGTGTGCATTCGGGTAAGCTGTGGGACGAAGTTGGAAGCCCCAACCCACGGCGAACTCCTCACATCCT